CGCCTCCGACGGGCGGCAGGTCCCGGTGGGCGTGCTGCGCGACGGGCGCGACACCGGCGGCCCGGGCGCGGCCAGCCTGTCCGCCTACAACGCGGGCACCAACGGGGTGAACCCGGACGGCATCACGCTGGCCGGCAGCGCGGGCACCGGCCTGTTCCCGGCCAGCCCGGGGGGCAAGTCCCCGGCCGACGCGCTGGGCAACGTGGTGGTCCGCGGCATCCTCAACGGCAACGTGGTGTCCGGCACCGACGTCACCAACGTGATCGCCAACGGGCTCGGGTCGGGCGCCGGCCAGGTCATCAGCCTGCTGGGCGCGCGGTTCGTGCCGTGGGGCGGCGGGGTCACCGCCGTGCCCAACGCCTTCCCCGGCGGCCCGATGGACGGGGTCCCGCCGAACGCGGCGGGTGCCGTGCCCACCAGCGGCGCCGGGACCGGCGTCAACGCCTTCATCTTCTAGCCGACGGTTCTCCTGCCGTCACTGCCTGAGCCCCGGAGTCCGCCCTCCGGGGCTCAGCGCTTCCCCGGTCCGATAAGACCGGGTAACCGCGCCAGCGCGGTCAGGCCAGCCATGTGGCCCCGGGACGGGGCGGCGCAGGCCGGGCACCCGGACCGGGGTGCCGCTGCCACCCGAGCGCACCCGGACATGAGGGGCTAGCAGTGCCTGATATCAGCCTTCTGGAGCCAGTGGTCCTGCGCGGGGTCGTCGAGAAGTTCACGACCCCTGAGACCCTGATGATGCTGAACAGGATCGACCAGACGCCGTGGCCGTTCCCGAGCGCCACCTGGGACGTGGTGAAGGGCTCGCGCGCCGTCGCAAAGCCCAATGTCCCGAACTCCGAGGCGCACATCATCTCCCGGCTGGGACGCAGCCAGGAAAGCGCGGCATTCATTTACCTGCGCGAGAAGAAAGTCTTCGAGCCCACCACGCTGCACTGGCTCAGGACTCCCGGGGAAATCGCCCGGATTAACGCCGAGCGCGCCGTTCTCCGCGAGATCAACGACCTCAACCAGAGGTTTGATAATTTCGCGGAATGGAGCGTCTGGCAGGCGCTCGGCGGCGGAATTACCTACAACTACGCCGACGTCCAGGCCGTGGTGGACTACAAGTTCCCGGCCAGCCACTTCGTGACGCCGGCGACCGCGTGGGTGACCAACACCGCGCTCGGCTACTACACCACCGGCGGCGCCAGCGGCAACAGCGGGGCGGCGGGGAACGCGGCCACCCTCGGCCAGGCGAACACCCGGCTGAACGCCACCGGCGGCACCCTCACCTACGCGACCCCGGTGTCCATCATCGAGGACGTGCGCAGCTGGAAGAGGCTGCTGCAGGTGCACGGCCGGGTGCCGGCGAAGGAAGTGTTCGCCACCTCGGTGACGATGGCCGGACTGATGGAGGCGTGGGTGTCCGCCACCCAGGCGTCCACCGTGTCGATCCCGGCGACCATGCTGTCCGACCGGATGAAGGACGAGTTCTACTCGACCGGCATCATGACCGGGTTCATGGGGCTCACCTGGAGCACCGTGGAGCAGGTCTTCGAGTCCGACCTGGGCAACCTGACTTTCTTTGTTCCCGACGGCCAGCTTTACCTCGGGAATTACACCGACCAGCGGCCGGTGGAAATGCTTATCGGCCCGACGGCCGATGACGAGGCGCCCGACGGATTTACCGGGAAATACAGCAAGACGTGGAAGGAAAAGGACCCTTCCGCCCGGCAATATCTTTTGGAATGGCACCTTCTACCCATCATCACCCGGCCGGAGCAGATGCTGGTCGCCACCAACGTCATCTCCAACGGCAGCACGCCGCCGGCCGGGTACTACAACGGCTCGGTGGGCAACGCCGCGGGCGGCGGCAACATCGACTAGCCAGGCGGCGGCCTCGCGTTTAGGCTGCCGGTAAGCCCCTAGCCCTTGGGCGCTTTAGCAGAACCCCGGGTCCCGTGCCCGGGGTTCTGCCATGCTCAGGCGTAGTAACTAGTGTGCCGTGGCACGGGAACACTCCCCGGACCCGGCACGGGGAATGAGGGAGGGGCGAACGCCGCCACCCGGGAGACCGAGTCCAGGCCACGACTCAGTACGAGCCTGCGGGACCGCAGTAGGGCCGTGAGTCGTCCCTCCCGATTTCGCCATCACCAGGCCTATCCGTGGGGGGATCATGCTGAGCAACAGCCAGGGCGCCGCCGTCGCGCCCGCCGCCGAACTGGACACCGAGCAGGGGTACGGCCTTGACCGCCGCCTGCTGGGCGTCAGCCCGTTCCCGAGAGGGTAACCTGTAGCCAGCGCCTCTTGATCGGGAACGCTGGTTGTGCTGGAGTCGTAACCGGCCCGCTGGGATCTGCCCCTGGCGGGCCGTTTGCGTTGCGCCGATTGCCCCGCCATGGCAGGACTCAGCGGCCGTCAGGTCGTCGTTGACGTGGTGGCCGCCGCCGAGCGGCTGCGCCCGGGCGCGGGAAGCTCCGGCGAAAACGCCTCAACACTGGAACCGGAGCGGGGAGTTCCGATGGAGGTTGAGGCGCGCTGCTCGTTCGGGCACCTTAACGCGCCCGGCTGCCGGTTCTGCGGGCGGTGCGGGCTGCCAGTCGGCCTGCCCGTTCCGGTGCGCGGGCCAGCCGAGCGCCCCCGCCCGGCGGCGATGCTCACCCCGGAGGAACGGGCAGCGCGCGAGCGGGAGCACGCGGAGGCGGTTGCCGCCGCGGCGCGGTTCGAGCAGGCGCCGGCCCGGTACGTGCCCAGCGACGGCGAGGCGATCCTCATCCACTTCATCGCCGACGGGCTGACCGCGTTCGGGCAGGTCTGGTACCGCGGCCAGGAGCTGCAGATCGGCCCTGACCACCCGCGGTGGGCAGAGGCCCTGGGCTGGATCACGCTGGACCGGTTCGGCCAGGTGGAGCGCTGGGGCGAGCAGAAGTTCGACTTCGGCCCGTGGCCCGGGCGCCGGTCGTACGCCCATGCAGCCGGGACGTTCGAGCAGATCACGGTCACCGGGCCGGACGGCAGCAGGAGCCGGTACGCCGGGCCGACGGAGGCGGAGCTGCTGGCCGCCGACGACGCCGAGCGCCGCCGCGGGCGGGCGGTCCCGGCCCCGGTGTTCGGGTGACCCGGGGCGATTAACCTGTCGTGACCTCGCTGAACTACGTCACGGTAACCGGGACGTTCGCCGACGGCACCGGCGCGCCGCTGACGGGCACGGCTACCTTCACCCCCAGTCAGCCGGTGTACTCCTCCGGGGTCCCGCTGGTCACCCCGGACGTGCCGGTCACGGCGGCGATCTCCGGCGGGGCGCTGGTGACCACGGCGGGCGGGGCACTGCGGCTGCTGGCCACCGACAACGCCGGGCTGGTGCTGGAGGGCCGCACCGGGTTCTGGTTCTGGAAGGTGTCAGTCAGCCTGGCCGGCGCCGACGCAGACAAGTGGGAGTTCTTCCTCCCCTGGTCAACTTACGGCGGGTCCCCGCACAACGGCACGGTGGACCTGTACGAGCTGGCCAACACCGCAGCGGCAGCCGCGGGCGCGGTGGCCAGCGTGTTCGGGCGCAGCGGCGCGGTGACGGCGCAGTCCGGCGACTACACCTACGCCCAGGTGGGCGCCGACCAGTCAGGAGCGGCATCGGCGGCGCAGACGGCGGCCGAGACCTACGCCGCCAGCCTGCAGCCGAGCACCGGCAGCCCGGTCAGCACGCTGGACGGCGGCACCGGAACCTCGGCCTCCACGCTCGCCGCCCTGCTGGCGGACCTGCTGGCCTCCGGGGGCGGGACCCTCGGCGGGGAACTGTCCCCGCGGGTGACTGCCCTCACCGACGCGGCGACCATCGCGGTCAACGCCGCGCTCGGCAACGAGGCAGACGTCACGCTCGGCGGTAACCGGGTGATGGGCGCGCCGTCCGGCAGCCCGGCTAACGGGCAGCGGCTCACCTTCCGGGTGCGCCAGCCAGCCAGCGGCGGCCCGTTCACGCTGACCTGGGCCTCCGGCTCGGGCGGCTACAGCTTCGGCTCGGGCTCGGCCCCCTTGCTGTCCTCGGCGGCGAGCGCGTGCGACCTGGCGGCGTTCGACTACGACAGCGTGAAAAACCAGTGGATGTACCTCGGCTCGGCGACGGGCTTCTAGGTGACCACCTACCGCCTGCTCGACGGCGTCGCCGGGCGCCCGGGAACCGGCTCGTCAGGCACCCGGCCGCCTGTGGCGCCGACGTCCTACACCGGGGGGTACGTCGCCGGGACCGTGTACAAGGTCACCAGCACTACCTGGCTGCAGGGGTACTGGTGGTGGGTCGCGAGCGGGCAGGACACGGCCCCGCAGAAATTCTGCATCTGGTCGGAGAACATCGACGGCACCGGGCGCTCGGGAAGCGTGATCCCCGCTTCGGTCGTTACCTCGGCGACGCTGGCCGCCGGGATGAACTTCGTCCCGCTGCCGGCGCCCGTCCCGCTTACGCGCGGCTGGTCGTACATCGCCGCGACCGGGATGAACTCAACCGGCCCGGGATTCCCCCTCTCCGATGCCCAGTGGGCCAGCGGCGACCCTTACTCGGCCGGCATCGTCAACGGGCCCCTCACCGCGTTCAGCCACCCCAGCGGCAGCCGGCCCGACCCGTTCGGCAGTGTCCAGAGCTGCTTCTCGGTCGCCGGGTCCGACCCCACCGTGACGTTCCCCGCCAGCGACGACGGCGCTTTCCTGTCGTGGCTCGACGTGCAGGTCACCGACCAGCCGCCGGCCGGGGCGACCTACCGCCTGTTCCCCAGCATTGAGGGCTGGGGACTCGGCAACGCGCCCGACTTCAACGTGGTCCAGGACAACGACGGCTACACGGTGGGCAACACGGTCTCGCTGGCGGCGGCGTGCCGCCCGCTGAGGCTGTGGTTCCTGTCCGGGTCCGGCGCGGCCGTCCTGCCGTCGCGGTGCGCCGTTTGGGACACCGTCACGCAGGCGGTGGTAGCCGGGACGGACAAGGTGTCGCCGGCGTGGCTGGCCGAGGGCGGCGGCGCAGCTTCCGCGGGCAGCGGGTGGGTGTACGCCGACTACTCGGCGAGCGGCGTGGTGCTGCCCGTCGGCCGCAACCTGATACCGGCCGTGTGGACCGCCGGGGGAAGCCCCTGGCGCGGCTACAGCATCCCGTTCTGGGGCACGGGCGGCATCGCCGGCCCCGCACTGCCGCTCGGCGCGAGCGGGCTGGGGAACGGCCCCCTGTCGGCGCCGTCAACCGTGAGCGGGACGCCGCTGCAGGGCGCGTTCGCCGGCCCCAACACGGCCTGGGCTTTCCCCGGGAGCTGGGACGCGCCCGAAAACGACTGGGTGGACCTGGAAGTGCAGCCCGTCGCGGCCGGGTCCGGCCTGCTCATGGCCGCCGGGGTACCCTGACAGCAGTGCGGGCCGGGGCTAGCAGGGTTAAGGCTTCCCCGCCGATTGCCCCGCCATGAGCGGCGGCACCCACACTGAGCACGAGGACCACGGCTGGGACATCGAGATCCCGGATCACCCGCCGCGGCAGGACTCCGCCGAGTACCGGGCCTCGCGCGCCAAGCTGCACCAGGTTGCCGGGGGAGCCGGGGCGTTCCAGGACCACCACGGCGGCGGGCTGTGGCTGAAAGACCGGGACGGCTGGTTCTTCGTCCGCAACCTGGCGGGCATCGAATGGAGCGCGCAGTTCT